ATATCCTGTCTTGCCAGCAGGGATCGTATATAAGGACATCAAAGTTTGACCAGCACCAGCAATAATTACTGCTACATCATTGACACCATTTTTAATTCTAATCTCATCCTGATTAGTTGTGCCAGTATTTGCAGTAACCATTCTTGCACGGAACACTCTGGAGAATTGTGCTACTGATGCAGCACCACCAATAGTCAAGGTTTCTGTTACTGGATCATAGTTTTCATCTAAACCCTGAACCTCTACAGTTCCGCCATCATCATCACCAGTATTATCTGCAACTGCAGTTACTGTGGCGGCAGCATAGTATGCATAATCTGTTGCTTTATCCCAGATGGTTTGCCAGGAATTAGCAATAGTATCTCTAAATCCAAACTTGTTGATGTGTGAATATCCAGAAAGTTCTCCTGCTGCAATGGGAATGTTTGCTGCAGATCCGTAACTATTAAGAGGGTTACCATCTTCATCGGCAAGCATCACTACTTCAAATAGTGACGTGCCGTGAGGTAAGTATTCTTGTGTATTTTTATTCCACTGTGCCATGTCTTATCAAGCGAGGTATGCTACGGGTGTTGCCCAAACTTCAGCAGTTGCTCCTGTGGTTGCTTGGAGAGTTTCGTCGTACTCTTTTTTAATTAGTACTCTTTCTCCAGCAGCAATCCACAAGTTATTGCTGTTGCTATTAACAATCAGTACAGGAACAGTATTAGTATTAATTACAGATACAATAGTTGCATCTCCAACTAAATTTGCAGCTGCTTGGATATCTACAGATACCCCTTTTGTCTTGAGGATCATCTTACTAAGTTTTATTATTATTTATTATCTAGAAGACCTTGCTTAATAAGTTTGGACAACTCTGCAGTAGATCCAACAAACAGAGCATTATTGTTAGTAACCTTCTGCTTGGACTTAGGACCTTCTTCAAGGTCTTGCATCTTCTGCTGTAGTGCAATCAGTTTCTCAGTAGCGTCAGAAACGCTCTTAACCAACTGTCCAGCGACTTCATATGCTCTTGGGTGGTCTGTATTATTTGCCACGTCTAAGATGCCTGAGAGCGCCTCCTGACCCTTCTCAATGATGTCGTATAGCTGACCCCTAGAATAGTCGTAATCTTTTTTAATATCTTTATCGATATCAACAATACGCTCTGTTCTCTTCTTTGGTTTTTCTGTTTGCTCTGCAGGTACAATCTCTGTATCTACATTTAGGGCGTCTTCAATTCCTTCGTAGTTTTCGCTCATACATCCTCAAAGAAAGATACAGTTTCATTAAATCCAAAGTCATCACCTGAGATAAGGAGTGAATCATCAATTACATCAACAACGCCGTCGTTGTTCTTGTCTTCCAATGCCTTGGCAGTGACTTCATATTGTCTGTAACGACCTGGAACATTGAGGTCTGTGGATGTATATTCTTTTGTAATTGCCTTCTTGATAAGACCTGTATCTGAGGTAGGACCGTAGATATAAGTTTTAACTGTAAATCTTAAAGTGTATACCAATGCTCTTCTGGTATCAAAATCACCTTGGTAATCATCCTCAAATGAAATGTCATTCATTACAATAGGAACATCCTTGACAATTCCTGCTTCCTCAACTAATCTAATGCTGAGATTAAAAGATGGTTGAAAGTATGGTACAATCTGCTCTACAATTTGCAAGCAGTCATCTTGTGTTTTGCTCAAGATATTGAGTTCAAATTCCAAGTTGTATGGAACTGGAACATATGTTTTTTTAACTCCTTCTGCGTCCTCGTTAGTCAAGCAATATTGAACAGGACTTTGTTTGCGAGAAGGATCATAACTCATACCAGTCATTTCAAATGACATCCTTGGTAGAGTGATAGCGTTTGGTCTTCCGAGATCAGGTTGCTCAGTTAGACGTGCAAGAAACTTCTGACGAGGACCATATGCCAAAGGAACTTTCATCCTCTGGTATACTGATCCATCCTCATTAAATTTACGAATTTCAAGATTATTAAAAAGCGTGCCAAATCCAACAACACACTTTCTAATAATCTGATTGTATTGATAATTACCTAACATAATTAACTCCTATTTCCAAATTCTCCAAATGGGTTTACTTCAGTAAAATCTAAAATCGAATCACCAGTATTCTCAAATTCAATGTTTTGAGCAAATGGATCTTCCATATCAAGTTCATCAAAGCTAGAAATATTTATAGAGAAACCAGATTCCTGTCCAGTCAATGTTTCTCCTATCTGATATACATTATAATCTGCAGTAGCAATAGGTGCTCTAAGTTCAACATAACTTTCCCTTGGAACCCATTTGTTTACCATTGCAGTAATTCCAGTAACAGACCCAACTACCATTTCTCCAATAGTAGGTTCTCCTGTTATAGATTGAGGATCATAGTAATATTTGACAATGAATCCTTCGTTTTCTTGAGTATCAAAGATATCTACACCAGCAGTTTCATTTTCGTACTCAAACAATTCACACTTAATTTGATAAGTGTATAATGCTCCAAACTGGTAGAATGGAACTTCATGCTCTACAAATTTAATTTCAAATAAGTTATCAGTCAATGGGAAATATACAAGATCACCCTCTTGTGGTCTAGAACCAACTTCAATGTTTTCTACATTAACCATTTGAACGGCAATAAAATCTTGAAATATTTGCCTTGACATACTTAAAGTAATCTCATCAGTAGATCTGATTCCGAACTTAGTTAAGATATCTCCGTTTCCAGCAAATCCTTCAAAGTTTTCAAAGTATGCATATGTCAAGAATGAATCATCAAATTGAGAAATTACTTCCTCATTTAAAATAGTATCCTTACGAACTAACTTTCTTGGAATGTATAAAATATCCTGACCAAACATTTTAATGAACTCATCTACCAGCGATTGCTGGAGCATCTGTTCATTTCTAGTGCCGTGCCTAAAATAAGTATTCTTAGCCATATCATCCGATCATGTCTAGAGGTGGAAGTTCATACTTAGATGACATCTCTGATTCAATCTGCTGCAATTCTCCAACAGCATCATCATAGAGTTGTCTGCCATTCATTGTAATACCACCAGGCAATTGAGCGCCTTGGAATTTAATCAGATTCTGACCCCACTGCCTCTTGATCAATGCAGTAGTATATAATTTTAAAAATGGGTCATTATATATTTGAGTATATTCTGTCGGATCAAGCAATCTATAACAGTCAATAATTAAGTATGCACCCTCATCGATAAGATCCTTACCCGTATCAATGTACAAGCGGTCTTGACGACGATTGAAACGATATGGAATTACAGCACCATTATTTAATACCATATCTAATGTTTCAAGATATGATTTAGTCATATAGTAACTAAGAATATCAACAGACCCGAACTGATATAGATCGTTCAGGAACAATTGATACTCTAATCCAAAAAGATTACTTCTAATATTACTTCCCTTAATTCCAAAGATCTTGTTTACTCCAAGAACTTGTGGGGGAATGTCAATGTAATTATTTCTTTCTACCCAGTCCCTTCCATTGATGGTGGTAGTTACATCACCAGCACTGGTTCCAAAATTATCTACATCAGCAGAAGTAAATTGATACTTCAGGAACATTCTTTCTACGCCATCAAAATGACGCTCCTGGAATAATTGAATAGCGTCATCGATAAGATCATCAATCTGGTCATCATCGACGTTGATTTCCAGAACAGGTTTACCTAATCGACGTAAACAATATTCCTTTAATTCTGCTCTACTTGTTGGTTGCGCCATGTATACGCATAAAAATAGTCCTCTACCTTATTTAGCAGAGGACTAATCCACATAATGCAACCAACCAGTAATAATATATTTTTCATGCTTCTTAGATATCTGCCCTTTATGGACATGAGTAAAGAATGCAGGAAAAATTACAGTGTTACCTTTGTTTGCTTTAGTTGTATACTTCCAATCTCTAAACATAGTTCCACCATCAGGAACATCATTTAAATATGTAATGTATACTAAACATCTGGATTGATTACCAGTAAATGTAGCATCTGAGTGCCACTCTTTATACCCACCCTTTGGTTTGTAGTATTGTATTTGTGGAGTTGTTTGTGGATTTACTCCACGAATAGGAAGTTTATGATAATCACAATATTCCATCGTGCATTTCTTAACCACTTGCATGTAGCGATCTGCTAATCTTTCTGCATGTGGATCTTCCTTAAAGATAGCACCAAGCACTAAATCTGTACTATCTTTAGTACTTTTATCAACTCCT